AGGCAGACATCAGAGGATGCGGCACTCCGGGGCTTTTTCTGCCTTCGACCCGGGCTTTGTTGAGCCGTCAAATCTGGTCCCCCACCCTTATTGGAAAAGTTGGGAAGGATTGCTGGGGCAGTGATCTTGGGATGATTGCTGGGAAATGGCTTTTGTGACCCCCGGGGGGGTATATATAAATGAGTGTTGACAGGAACGTATGTTCTCAGTACAGTTCTGTTCACACAAGGAGGCTTTTGTATGAAATTGATGGTAGAGCACAGTGCTCAGGTGAAGAAGAGGGGTGCGCCTAAGCCCAAGGGGATGTCTATCAAGAAGGTTCCAGAGGATGTCAGGAAGGTCATGGAAGAGATGGCATTGAATGTTTTCACTGACATGGTCAATTCGGGGGCTTCTTTGCAGCAGACATTGGCAGCGATTTACTTGTCTGGCATAGAGAACGCGATGGCGATATGGAGGGAACATGAATCGCAAAGAACTCAGTGAGCTTTTGGACTTGTGCGGGTTAACCCCTATGAGTCTGATGACTTGGAATGGGAAGACCCATGTTCATGTGGATGACTGCATTGATGGGGATATAGCTGCTTTGGTTCAGTTTGTCAGGATTGTGGAGAAGAAGAAGGCAGAGGAAATTGCAGAGTTGGTGGAGAAGATGGGCATAGAGGGGTATGGGACTTTGGCGATTGCTGCTGCTATCAGGGGCAAGCCAGAGATGTTGTTTGATGATTGGGGATGGAAATGAAGAAGACGATTCCTTGGATACCTGTTGGGCACCCGGAGTTCAAATGGACCTCTGGGGCAGATGTGCAGAAGACTTGGAGGAAGTACGGCTGGACTCCCCCCAGCGAGAAAAAGGTTCCTTTTGTGGAGCCTGTGAAAGAGCCTGAGTGGATCAGGAGGGTCAAATGATTGAGAAGGGAGGACCAGCATTCCCCGGTCTACACCCCTCGGCAGATTGCCGATTCAATGATCCCGGCATGACCCTGCGTGACTACTTTGCGGCGAAGGCGATGGCTGTTTGCCCCCTGCATCAGATAGAGTCCAAAGCCGACTGGGCGTACCGTATGGCAGACGCCATGCTCAAGGCAAGAGCCAAATGTGAGAGTTAAGGAGTGAAAATGTTTCAAATTGAAAAAAATGTTCCATTGCCCAAGAGGTACCCGTTTGATGAGATGGAGGTAGGAGACTCTTTTGAGATTCCTGATCCCCTGAAAAGGAACACCGTCAATATTGCCGCGAAGAGGTATGAGCAGAAAACGGGCAAAAAGTTTGTGGTCAGGCTCAAGGATAAGAAATTGCGCTGCTGGAGGCTGGCATGAAAGGACAGCAGATTCTGGAGCTTTGGAGGCAGCACAAGGAGGTCTTATCATTCTCCAAAGCGTTGCTTTCGGCAGAAAGACAAGCCTGCGCCCAATTGGCAGAAGACAATGAGAGGAAGTTTGAACTCAGGCAGATCAAGAATCAGTGGGTCTGGGTCAGCCCCGCAGCAGAAGCTATCAAGGAACGAGACATGGATGATGATATTCAGGACTACAAAAAGGAATGGGTAAGCATTACAGAGGAAGAAGTTGAAAGCATCTTCAATCATGTCGAATGGCTCATGAAACTGGACTTCGATAAAGACCGCCCCCTCTGGTGCATGACCTTCGCTCAACTGGTAGACAAGAAACTCAAAGACAAAAATTCATGAAATGCCCTCTCTGTGGCGCTCCCACTGAAGTCCAGCAAACCAAGACCCAAGACGGAATACCCATAAGGAGACGACATTGCTACAACAACCATTCATTTCGGACCAAGGAAATCCCGATCAGCCAGCCCAAGCCCAAGAGATGACCTTTACCACCAACGGTAAATCGTTTTTTATCGCCAGTACTGCCCCAAAAATTGTGGGCTACTGGGTCATGCCCGGGGGCACAAAGAGTTGGTACACCAAGTTTGCCGTGTATACAAAACCCCGCTGGCACGTTCGTAAAATGATGCTCTGGGTATTCGGTTGGGATTGGGAACCCGAAAAAGACACTTGCACGAACTGATGTTCGCGTTTAAACTGCGCTCCGTCTTTGAAAGGAGCGACAGTGACAGAACGCCAAAGAGCGGTTTTGGAGTTCATCCAAGCCTACATCAGAATGAAGGGGTTTGCCCCTTCTTTGCAGGATGTAGCCACCGGACTGGGGCTACGATCTAAGTCAAATATCCACAGAGTTATCCACGACCTTGAGGATCAGGGTCTCCTGACCCTCGTCCCCAATAAGGTCCGGACCATCAAACTCCGTGATCGTTCCGTGGAGAAGATGCTCTCTCTATGAGTGATCTTCTCACCCGGGATGAGATCAAGCAGTATCTGGCTTTGCTCGATACGCTACCGGAAGGCTCCTCCGAAATAGAGAAGATCCACACCCTCCTACAGGCAGATAAGCAGGAGCGGTGTAGGCAGAATTTCATGCCGTTCGTGCGGCAGATGTGGGCTGCATTCATCCCCGGCAAACACCATCAGATCATGGCAGATGCCTTTGAAAGGGTCGCCCGGGGAGAATTAAAGCGCCTGATCATCAATATGCCTCCCCGGCATACCAAGTCAGAGTTCGCCTCATACCTCTTTCCTTCTTGGTTTTTGGGTCTGTACCCCGAAAAGAAGGTTATCCAGACCGCCCACACCGCAGAATTGGCAGTGGGATTCGGTCGTAAGGTCAGGAATCTGGTCGGCTCCAGCGACTATCAGTCCGTCTTCCAGACCAAAATGTCGGCAGATTCCAAGGCAGCAGGACGCTGGAATACCTCCAAAGGAGGTGATTACTTCGCTATCGGTGTCGGCGGTGCTGTCACCGGTAAAGGTGCCGACCTACTCATCATCGACGACCCCCATTCTGAGCAGGAAGCCATGCAAGGTAACCCTGCCGTCTATGACAGGGTCTATGAATGGTATTCCTCTGGTCCCCGGCAGCGTCTCCAGCCCGGGGGGGCTATTGTTATAGTTATGTGCATGACTGGCGACACGCCAGTTTTAATGGCAGACAAAACCGAAAAGCCTTTGATTGCAATTCGACCCGGAGATGTGGTTGCCACCTTTGAAGAGGGTAGATTGACAACCGCCAAGGTAAACAACTGGCGGTCAAGTGGTTTTGATTCTATATATCGGATACAAACAAAATCTGGCAGAATACTCCGTGCAAACGAGAGACACCCGTTTCTTGTGATGAATGAAGGAGTTCTGGAATGGACGCGGCTCAATCAGTTGAGGGTGGGGGACGATCTTGTATCGTTGAAGGCTGCACTCGACCATCAAGAGCAAAAACAAAGCCTGGAATGTGCGGAGCCTGCGCGGCAAGAGAGTCCTACCGACGCAAAAACCCAGAAGCCCTTCGCCAGCCCTTTGGGCATCATGGCAAATGGCGTAACAAACTCTGTGGATGCGGACAGCCTGTGCATTGCAAAGGACTGTGTGTATCCTGCTACAGACAGCAGTACACGCCTCCAAAATCAACTCCAGAGCAAAACAGAGCCAAAAGAATCAAGCACCGCTACGGCATCACGTTGGAACAATTTAATCAAATGGTTGAAGAGCGGGGTAACCGCTGCGACATCTGCGGTGAGCAGCCTTCTGGGCAAAACACCCGCGCCCATTGGGGGGGCAAGCTCTGCATTGATCATGACCACTCCACAGGAGCGGTGCGTGGACTCCTTTGTAACGATTGCAACCTTGCAGTCGGATACGGGAAAACGCCAGATGTTCTTGAGCGAGCTTCAGCGTACCTCAGACTTCACAGTCGATCCAATCATCAGCATCACTCCTGATGGCAAAGAAGAAGTGTTTGACGTTGAAGTGGACCGCACGGAAAACTTCATCGCCAATGGCATCATCAGCCACAACACTCGATGGTCCAAGCGAGACTTGACTGGACAGATCCTCAACGCCGCCGCAAAGAAAGATCTGGAAAACTGGGAAGTCATTGAGTTGCCTGCCCTTCTCCCCTCTGGAAAGCCCCTGTGGGCTGAATTCTGGAGGCAAGAGGAACTAGAAGCTATCAAGGCAGAACTCCCAGTAGGCAAATGGGAAGCCCAATACCAACAAAACCCTACATCAGAAGAGGGAGCCATCGTCAAGCGGGATATGTGGAAGATCTGGGAGAACGAACGCCCCCCGGAGGTCGATTACATCATCCAAAGCTGGGATACAGCCTTTGAAAAGAACAACAGGGCAGACTACTCAGCCTGCACCACATGGGGTGTTTTCTACCGAGATGTCGATGGGGAAGAGATCGCCAACATCATTGTTTTGGATGCTTTCAAGGAACGGATGGAATTCCCAGAACTGAAGAAAACAGCCTTTGAGTTCTGGAAAGAATGGAATCCAGACACCTTGATTGTGGAAAAAAAGGCTGCGGGAGCGCCCCTGATCTATGAAATGAGGAAGATGGGCATCCCCATTTCGGAGTACACACCGAGCAAAGGGTCGGATAAGATAGCTCGTGTAAACGCCGTGTCAGATCTTTTTGCCTCTGGCATGGTTTGGAGACCCGAAACTCGTTGGGCTGATGAACTGGTAGAAGAACTTGCCTCGTTCCCAAACGGCGACCACGATGACTTGGTGGACTCAACAACCCAAGCATTGCTCCGTTTCAGGCAGGGCGGCTTTATCAAGTTGGCATCGGACGAGGTGGAGGGTTCGTTTATGCCCCGTAAGGCGGCATATTACTGAGGACCGATATGGAAAAATCACTATATGCACTTCCGGCAGGCATTGAGGTTGAAGCCGAGATCACCCCAGAGGTCGAAATTGAGATCGATATGGAGGGTGGTGACGAGCCTGCGGTGGAAATCGAGGTGAACCTGTCGTCCTTTGATGAAAATCTAGCCGAGAAAATGCCAGAAGGCGAGCTTCAGGCTCTCTCAGAAGACCTTCTTCAGTTCATCCGAGATGATTTGACCTCCCGAAAAGACTGGGAGCGCACATACAAAGAAGGCTTGGACCTTCTAGGTCTGCGAATCGATGAAAGAACTGAGCCTTGGGATGGAGCCTGCGGTGTCTATCACCCCATTCTTTCGGAATCTGTCGTTAAATTTCAGTCCGAAACCATCCTAGAGACATTCCCTGCCTCCGGTCCCGTCAAAACCAAGATTATTGGCAAGATTTCCCGGGAAAAAGAAGAGGCAGCAGCCCGGGTTCAGGATGACATGAACTATGAACTCACCGAAGTCATGGCTGAGTACCGTAGTGAACATGAAAGACTGCTGTGGAACCTGCCCATCACCGGATCAGCCTTCAAAAAGGTCTATTTTGATCCGAGTTTAAACAGGCAGGTAGCCATGTTTGTCCCGGCAGAGGACATCATCGTTCCCTACGGAGCATCTGATCTGCTTTCTGCCCCCCGCATTTCACACAAGATGCGGAAAACCAAGAATCAGATCCGCAAACTTCAGGTGGCAGGGTTCTACCGAGACATTGAACTGGCTGAACCCCAGCGCACAACCACCGAAATTGAGAAGAAAAAGGACGAAGAGGCAGGCATCAACATCGTTGATGATGACCGCTACCTGCTTTATGAGATCCACATTGATTACGACTTGCCGGGATACGAAGACCCGGACGGTATTGCCCTGCCGTATGTCATGACCATTGCCTCAACGGGCGAGGTTTTGGCTATTCGGCGTAACTACCTTGAGGATGATGAAACCCGCCAGAAGCGGATGCATTTCACGCATTACATCTACATCCCGGGTTTTGGCTTCTACGGCTTTGGCTTGATTCACCTCGTCGGTGGTTTTGCAAAGAGTGCGACATCCATACTTCGACAACTTGTCGATTCTGGCACTCTGTCCAACCTCCCCGGGGGTTTCAAGTCCAAAGATTTGCGAGTCAAGGGCGACGACACACCGATTGCCCCGGGCGAGTGGCGCGATGTCGATGTAACCGGCATGACGATCAAGGACTCTATCGTCCCGCTGCCGTACAAAGAACCCAGCGCAACCCTGTACAACCTCCTCAATACCATCGTTGAAGAGGGCAGGAAGTTTGCCTCCGTGGCAGACCTGAAGGTTGGCGATATGTCCAACCAAGCCCCGGTCGGTACGACTTTGGCTATTCTGGAGCGCACCCTGAAGGTCATGAGCGCAGTTCAGGCTCGGGTTCATGCCGCAATGAAGCATGAGTTCAAGCTGATTGCTGGGATCGTCAGGGACTACACCCCTGACACTTACTCCTACGAAGTAGACGCTCCGAAGAAAGCGAAGAAGACCGATTACGACACGGTGGACATCATCCCCGTGTCTGATCCCAACGCCTCCACAATGGCGCAGCGGGTGGTTCAGTACCAAGCCGCTCTGCAATTGGCTTCTTCTGCCCCGCAGATTTATGACCTACCGCAACTTCACCGGCAGATGCTGGAGGTTCTGGGGATCAAGAATGTTGCCAAGATCATCCCGATTGAGGACGATCAGAAACCCATGAACCCTGTGACGGAAAACATGGCAGCACTGGCTGGCAAGCCCATCAAGGCTTTCCTGTATCAGGACCATGAAGCCCATATCAAGGTCCATGTAAACGCCATGCAAGACCCCAAACTACAGCAGATTGTGGGTCAGAACCCCAAGGCTCAGATGATCCAAGCCGCCATGATGGCGCATATCAACGAGCACGTTGGGTTCCAATATCGCATTGAGATCGAGAAGATGCTTGGCGTACCCCTGCCTCCACCGGACGAGCAACTCCCGGAGGACATCGAGGTCGAGCTTTCCCGGGCTGTTGCCGCAGCATCGGACAAGTTGCTGGCAAAAGATCAGGCAGAAGCCGCTCAAATGCGAGCACAACAAGCTGCTCAAGACCCTGTTATCCAGAATCAGCAGAAAGAACTGCAAATTCGAGAGGCAGAGGTTATGCGGAAGAAAGCCAAAGACGAGGCAGATATTCAGCTTCGTACCGCCGATCTGGTGGCAAAAGATCAGCGGGAAAAGGAAAGGATTGCCTCTCAGGAGCGCATCGCCGGGGCAAATATCGGCGCAAAGGTCATGGACGCAGAGAAATCTCTGGAGTCACAACAACGTCTTGAAGGTCTCAGAATAGGAGCAAACATTGGCGCTAAAGGACTACCTCCTCGATGAGCTTCTCAAAGAACAACAAGCATTGAAGGACCGCATATCTTTCAATGCTGTTGAGGACTACCCCACTTACCGAGAGGCTGTGGGGGAAATCCGAGCTTTCCAACGACTCATAAGAATCATTGAGGACTTACCAGATGAGTAATTTGCAACTGCCAGAGCCAAAGGGATACCGAATCTTGATTGCCATTCCCAAAAAGGAAGAAACATTCAAAGATTCGCAAATTGTGATTGCCGAATCTACTCGGCAGAAAGAGGAAATTGCGTCTATCGTGGGCTTGGTTGTCAAGCTGGGTCCACAGGCATACCAAGACCCTGACAAATTCCCAGATGGTCCTTGGTGTAAAGAGGGCGACTACATCATCATGCGGTCGTACTCTGGCACGAGATTCAAGATCACCACCTCACAAGGTGATCAAGAGTTTCGCCTCATCAACGATGACACCGTAGAGGCTGTCATTGCCGATCCCCGGGTACTCACCCGCATATAAGGAGCTTTTATGTCCGAAAACAACAACCCGAATGTCGAGATTGAGATCGAGGATGGTCCCGAGATTGAAATCGTAGACGATACCCCAGAACCAGACCGTGGCAAACCAGAAGCCAAAGGGTCGTTTGAGGTTCCAGACGACGAGATTTCTCAGTATTCTGAGAACGTCCAAAAGCGTATCCGACAGCTTCGGGCTGTTTATCATGAGGAGCGCCGGGAAAAGGAGCGCCTTGCCCGGGAGCAACAGGAAGCACTTACTTATGCACAGCGTGTAGCCGAGCAAAACCGGCTGCTTCAAGAGCGCCTATCTCAAGGTGAGCGGGTGCTGGTTGAGACCAGCAAAGAAAAGCATGAGGCTATCCTTTCTCAGGCAGAGCGTGAGTACAAGGAAGCCTATGAGGCTGGCGATACCGAGAAAATGATCGCCGCCCAGAGGAAACTCTCGGAAGCGGTAGTTGGAAAGCGGGAAATTGAGAATTACCAACACAGGTATCAAGCCCCTTTACAACAATCTGAAATTCCAGTAGAAACCAAACAACAACCGCAAGTTGTTCCTGACGAACGGACCCGTCAGTGGGTAACGCAGAACCAATGGTTCAACGAAGACCCAGTAATGAGAGGTGCCGCCTTTGGTATCCATGATCAACTCGTCCAAAATGGATATGTCGCTGGATCGGACGCATATTTCGAGCAACTGGATGCTCGCATTCGGGATTCATTCCCGCAAAAGTTCAGGTCTACAAAGCCTGCCGCCAATGTTGTCGCTCCTGCTTCAAGGAATCCGTCTGGATCTAAAAAGATTACGTTGACGAAAACTCAAGTTGCTATTGCAAAACGGCTGGGAGTTCCCTTGGAAAAGTATGCTGCTCAAGTAGCGAAGGAGATGACAAATGGCTGATCGCACCCCACGAGATCAAGAGACTCGCGAACAAGGTATAAGGAAAAGGGCTTGGACACCGCCCTCTCTTTTGCCCAAACCCAATAGGGAAGATGGTTATTCGTATCGCTGGATTCGTAAATCGATTCTTGGTCAAGCGGATGACCGCAACATGATGTCCAAGCAGGATGAAGGATGGGTTCCGGTAAAACGGGAAGATCATTCAGAACTGCAATATCCCGGCAAAACCACTGGTCTTGTCGAGATTGGTGGGTTGGTTCTCTCCAAAACTCCAACCGAGTTTGTCGAACAACGTGACGAATGGGTCCGTAACCAGACAGACGCGCAGACGAGGGCTGTAGATGCCAACCTGATGAAGGAAAACGATCCTCGTATGCCCTTGTTCAGTGATCGTAAATCGACCACAAGCAGAGGCAGGAGATCATAAGGAGTAAGTAATGGCTTATCCGACCGTTGATGCCCCCTACGGCATGGTTCCTGTGAACCTGCTGGGTGGACAGGTATACGCTGGTCAGACCCGTGAAATTCCCATTGGTCAGAATGAAACCACCGCCATTTTCTTTGGCGATGTCGTCACTCTGAACAGTGCTGGTAATGCCACCAAGGTCACGACCACGGCTACTGCCACCACCATTGGTGTGTTCCTTGGATGCACCTATATCGACCCCAACACTTCTCAGCCGGTGTACAAACAGTACTACCCGGGCGGGATCAATGTTGCGGGTATGTTGGCGTATGTACAAGATGATCCCGATCAGTTGTACAAAGTCGCCGTGGTTTCCACTGGCACCACCATTGGCAACGTGACCCGAGCCGCCGTTGGTAAGAATGTTTCGCTGGTTCAAAACAGCGGCAGCACCACCAATGGCAATTCCCGTAATGCTGTCCTGAACACGACCGATACGGAGACCACTCTCCCGATTCGCGTGGTGGACGTTGTTCCCGAGACTGCCGTTGCTGGTTTTCCGGGTTCTTATACGGAAGTGATTGTCCGATTCAACTTCGGCATCTCTCTGTATGAAAACGCTGAAGGAAGGGGTGCTTAAAAATGGCAATCTCTCGTGCCCAACTACTGAAAGAACTGCTCCCCGGTCTGAACGCTCTGTTTGGTCTGGAATATGAGCAGTATGGTGAAGAACATAAAGAGATTTTCGAGACCGAAACCTCTGAGCGTTCTTTTGAAGAGGAAACCAAGCTGTCGGGCTTCTCTGCTGCGCCGGTCAAAAACGAAGGCTCTGCCATCGCTTATGACAACGCTCAGGAAGCATGGACTGCTCGTTACCAGCACGAAACCATTGCTTTGGGTTTCTCGCTGACTGAAGAGGCAATTGAGGACAACCTCTATGACTCTCTGTCGGCTCGTTACACCAAGGCTCTGGCTCGTGCAATGTCGTACACCAAGCAGGTCAAGGCTGCAAACGTCCTGAACAACGGCTTTTCGTCTACCTATCCGGGTGGCGATGGAGTTGAGCTGTTCTCGACCGCGCATCCGCTGGTCTCTGGTGGCACGAACTCCAACGAGCCGTCTACCCCTGCTGATCTGAACGAGACTTCCTTGGAAGCCGCCGTTATCCAGATCGCAGCGTGGACTGACGAGCGTGGTCTGCTGATCGCGGCAAAACCGCGTAAGCTGATTGTTCCTCCGAGCTTGATGTTCGTGGCTACTCGCCTGTTGGAGACCGAACTCCGGGTTTCTACCAACAACAACGACATCAACGCCCTGAAGAGCAATGGTTCGATCCCGGGTGGTTACACCGTTAACCACTTCTTGACCGACTCCAACGCTTGGTTCTTGACCACCGATGTGCCCAATGGTCTGAAGCACTTTATCCGTACCCCGCTGTCCACCGGAATGGACGGTGACTTCGATACGGGTAACGTCCGCTACAAGGCTCGCGAGCGTTACAGCTTCGGCTGGAGCGACCCGCTGGGTATCTTCGGAAGCCCCGGCGCTTGATGAAAAGGGGGAGGACCAAAAATCCTCCCCTTTTTTGTTTAAACGCAGTATGATTCTGGCATCTAGGATTCCCACTCTTACCAAACTGACCTAGCAGACTTTGTAGAGACGGTAAGAGGATGTGCTACAACACGAAAGGTTGATCATGGCAATTTCTACTTTTGACGGTCCGGTCAGGTCGCTGGGCGGCATTTTTCAACAAGGACCGGCTTCTGTCGTCACCATCACCGCAAGCACGACTCTGAGTCCTACGGCTCATGGCGGTCGGATTGTTGCTGTAGGCGGTACTCTGGCTTCCAACGTGGTGCTGACGCTTCCTGCAATCAACACCTCTTCCAATCCGATTACTTCGGGTCCGGGACAAGACCCGAACACCCTGAACAATCTTGGCGTTGTTTACACGATCTGGGTTCCGACCACGATTGCGACCAGCAGCCTGAAGATTGGCACCAATGGCACCAATAAGTTCTATGGAACCATTTTTGGCATAGACACTGACAGTTCAGATGCTTTGGTGGCTTACACCGCTCAAACGGACAACGACTTCATCAACTTCAATGGCAGCACCACTGGTGGCGTTATTGGAAGCTGGGTTCGTATTTTTGCGGTTGCCGCAAATAAATACATGGTTGAAGGCGTTGCGCTTGGAACTGGTTCTGTAGCTACTCCGTTTGCGAACTCGTAATAGGAGGCTGAAATGGCTTCCATGCAATATGACGTATTAGCGTCAAAGCCGCGCACGACCGATGGTCAGATGAAGGACCAGAACGACAACGACCTCAAGCGTTGTCGGATTAAGGCTGTGTATGGCATCTCTGGGGTTGCTGCTGGCTCTGTTGTCTTTCGGGACGGCGGGGTAAGCGGTCCAATCTTGATGACCATGAACTCTCCTACGGCAGCAAACTCGGGAACCTTTTGGTTGCCGATGCCCGGGGAGGGCATTTTGGTTGAGACGGACCTGTATGTGGACCTGACGGATGTTGCATCCATCATGGTGATTTACGGGTGATGTTATGCAGTCAGAAGCCTCTTTCGACCTGCATGGCAAGAAACTGTTCATCGGGTTGCCAGCCTATGACTTCAAGGTCTCGGTCAAGTTAGCTATCGCGCTTGCCGAGTTCTGTGTCAAGGCGCAGCAGCACGGTATTCAGATTCAGATGTCCAACGTCTCGGGATGCTCTGTGGTGTCCCGGGTGCGTAACATCATTGCCAACGAATTCCTTGAGTCGGACTCAGATCATCTTTTGATGGTCGATTCCGACATGACATTCCAAGCCGATGACATCATTCGTCTGTTGGCATGGAGTCAGACCAAGCCTATCGTGGCAGGGGTAGGGGCTGCTCGAAAGAAAGAGAAGGTCTACTTCTCTTCTCTCGATCAGGATGAAAACGGCAACATCTTCATGGACAAAATGGGTCTGGTGCGCGTCCTTCGGGTCGGCACTGGATTCATGATGATCCAGCGCAAGGTGTTTGAAGTCCTTCGGGATGCTCATCCTGACTGGAAATACATGGATCAGAACACCGGGAAGGTGCTCCAGTCCTTCTTCGATTTCAAATCCACTCCTGACGGGTATGTCGGAGAAGACTATGTCTTCTGTGATCGCGCCCGGGATCATGGGTTTACCGTCTGGGTAGATCCCACCATCAAGCTCGGGCACATGGGTGTCCATGAGTTTGAAGGCTCTTTTGGCGAAGATTTTCTTTACCCGCTGCTCAAGCCGCTGGAAGAAGAAAGGAAGGTTGCCAATGGTTAAGCCTGTCAAAAAATCAGAGATGCCGTGCAACAAGCCGCGCTCTACTCCTACCCACCCCAAGAAGTCTCATGTTGTGAAGGCTTGCGAGAGCGGGAAAGAGAAGGTCATCCGGTTTGGTCAGCAAGGCAAACAGGTTGGCACTTTGTCTGGTACAGCAGGAAAGCCCAAGTCTGGGGAATCTGACCGCATGAAGGCAAAGCGCAAGTCGTTTAAAGCCCGTCATGCCAGCAACATTGCCAAAGGCAAGATGAGTGCTGCATACTGGGCTGATAAGGTTAAATGGTGAAAACACATGGAGATGTTCGTCTGGAATGTGGTCCTCACAGCCATTGTTGCTTTGCTGGGGTTTGTGCTGAAGGAGAAGTTTGCCGAACTCAATCGGTTGGGCATTCTTCTGAACAAGACCAGAGAGGAGGTTGCGCGTGATCACATCACTCGTACAGAAGTTCACCGAGACATGGAAAAAATCATGGAACGGTTTGATGCAGGTATTACGAGGCTGGAGGAAAAGATTGACGACCTCCGCAGAGAAAGGAAAGGATAACCATGAAGGACAAGGTCCGAACGGTAATGCGTGAGTTCAAGTCAGGAGATCTGAAGTCTTCTTCTGGCAAAAAAGTCACCAATCCAAAGCAAGCGATTGCGATTGCATTGAGTGAGGCAGGTAAATCCAAACCCCAAATGAAAGAAGGTGGTCACATGAAAGAGTCCAAGGAAATGATGAAGAAGGAAGTGTCGTTCATGAAAAAGAAGGGCGCTCCTAAATCCATGATCAAGCACGAGATGGCTGAAGCCGGTATGAAGCATGGTGGCAAGGTCAAGAAGATGGCTGCTGGCGGTCTTGCTGCTGGTCATAAGTCTGCTGACGGTATTGCAATGAAGGGCAAGACCAAAGGCAAAGAAATCGTCATGAAGAAAGGTGGCATGACGAAAATGA